GCACCAACAGAGAAAGTGGATGCCGCGCCAGTAAACGCAGTTGTCACCATCAAATTGATAGAGAGGATTTGCGACTGAGCAGGAATAACAATCGTAGTAGCGCCACTTGCTTGTGTTACCACAGCAGATTGCGCCATCACAACATAACCACAGTTAGCTGTGCCTGTTGTTTCTCCAAGGCCAGCAAGGTTGCCAGTGCCATCAGAATGAACCACGTTACCAGCGGTAATTGGGCCATTAAACTGAGTGCCAGCCCATATCGAGCTGCCATTTGCGTTTGGATAAAATCCGCCATTAATATCAGACATTTTTTTCTCCTTTAAGGAGCCTCTCACTGTTACATGAGAGGCTGTCCGTTATTAGCTGGTTGGGAAGTTACCATAGATAGCGCGCCAGTTGAAGTAGCCAAAGCTGTAACGCTCATAGCCCTTAACAAGCAGGTTATCAGTGACAAAATCAACTTGCATATCCATCTCGTAAGGAACGCGTTCCATATAAGCGAGACCATCGATGTTTGTTAACAAGAACCAAGCATAAGGCGAGGTCAAGTAATCGTTCACGATGTAGCTATCTGGAACACCACCAGCAGTCATAAGGATAGCATTCGTATCATTATCTGCTGTACCAGGACGCAATTCTGTCTTCAAAAGACGAATAGCAACTGGTTCCAACTGAGGAGGAATGACTAACTTACGACCACGAGCATACATCTTCAGACCAGCTTGGTCGCGGAAGTTTGTACGAATTGCGATCATTGCGTTAAGCAATGTTGCTTCGTTCAAATCAACCTGTGTTGAAGGTGTATTGGCAACTGTGCCGCCATCGATAGGATGGTTTGTGGCGCAAAGTGCAACGCCGTCACCGCCAACTGAAGAGTTGTAGGTTTGAGCAGTGTTGAAAATGTTAGCGCCATAAATTTCCTTAGTTTGATTGAAAGATTCCATCAAGCCAAGGTTTGAAGGGGAGAATTGTGACTTATAAAGGTTATCATCAATCGTTTTGCGAGTGATGGCATAACCAAGACCAATTTCCAAATGCTCTTGATTGTAAACGTAGCGTTCGCCAGCGTTGTTATCAAAGCCTGTTTGACCGCCTTCAGTCTTCAACTGAGCGTAGCCGAGGTAACGCATTTCAGCGGTACGTTCGAGAGCCAGTTTCGAATTGAATTTAGTGAAGAGCTTGTCATATTGACGAGGAATTTGCTCGTACTTACCTGTGATCCCACGAAGTCCTGGGAGGAGCAGGTCTTTAATTGCTGAGAGATTGACAGCCATTGTTCCTTACTCCTATTAGACGCCTTGCAAGTTACGGGTATATTCGTTGTTGAACATAACGATTGCGTAATCGTATGCCTGCCCATTTGAATATGTGCCGTTTGCACCGGGTGGGAAGTTATAAATGCCAACGATCTTGAAGGGAGCGTTCACATTATAGGTTGCAGTGTTGATAGTGGTAGTATCGAGGTAAGCACCTGAGATACCATTTGCAGTATTGCCTGTGCCGATAGCAAAGCCGATTGTGGCGTTGATGTCAGCAGGGAAAGCAATGCCTGTGCTGTCAGACTGCACGAGGAACTTTGCATTAGGATCTGTACAAACATAACCCTCAACGTAGTTGCCAGAAGCAACATCAGAACCAGGCCAATAGTTGGACCAGACTGTGCGCTTTTGCGATACTGAGAGGTATTTACAGCCGTAAAAAATTCCATAGATGCCAAGAGCACCAGGTGTGGCACCAGTTGAAGCTGATTGTGCGACTGTACCATCAGCCTGAGCTGTTACAGGATCGCCGTAAAAGATTGCTGAAGCATTATAATCAATAACAACAGCGACTTGCTCATATGTTGGAGCAGAGCCGTTGCCCTGATATTGACGGAATCCGAAAGGCGCATTTGTATTTGCCATAACGGAGCCTCCTTTTTACAGGAAAGTCCATCATCGCAACACCGGGGCGACTAAGAACCAAGGGATAGGTTAAATCCTTCCACACCGGGGGAAGGCATAGACAAGATATAGATGAAAATTATACCTGTTGTCAACAGATAGAAAAAAGGCGGCCCGAAGGCCGCCCTTTAATCTCATTTTTCAGGGATTGGAATATTATAGTTGCGGTTAATATTTGGCCGCGACCGATCCATTGTACCCATAGGCGTTTCAGAAAGTTGTGCTTCTTTCTGAAGGACTTGTTGCGTAGCTTTCTTTGCCGCTGCCGCCTTAAATCTTTTAGTGATTTCAAGGGGCCTCTCCATAAGAATACAACCTTTGCGCTCAATAAATTGATATTTTGAGTGCTCAGGCATCATCGATGGGTGGCGTGAAATTGGCACTGGTGTCCAGCCAGTATGGGCAACAGCCAATTGGTGGGAAACATCTTCCCAATTTTGGATTGATTTACGTTTCCATTCGTAATCCCACCCATCAGGAATGACGGAAGGATCGATGTAAAACTCATCAACCGAACCTTCAATGCCATCTTCACCTAAGTGTTCAAGCAATTGCATAGTACGCAACCGAGCAAGTTCACGAGGATCTTCTTCCCGTAAAGATGGCCGAATAGATGTCACAGGAGCTTCAGTTGCTTCATTCTCCTGATTTTCCTCGGACAATACTTGATCAATTTTAGAAATCGTACGGCGTGTACGACGAACTGAACCACGTTCCATTTTAAACTCCTTAATGCAGTTTGCCTTCTTTCATGAGGGCAGCTTTGTGTTGGGCGTATTCTTTATCTGTCATGTCCATCATCTGAGCCATTTCCCGCTCTGCTGCGGTCAGCCTGACGACTGTGGGACGAGATCCCGTGCCATTGGAGCCTCGAGATGGAGGAGCCGCTGGAGGAGCTTCCCTGCGCCTTGGAGCAACCCTTTCAGAAGCATCTGAATAGCTGTCTTCCTGTTGTGCGCGCTGAACACCGAGGACATTTTCAATTTGCTGGAAATATTCATCGGTATCAGCTCTGATGCCATCCGCTGTAACAAGGTTGTGAGCCGCCAGCATCTTCTGTTGAAGGCGCTTATTGGTCACATATTCAGGGTGTTGGCGTATCCAATTGGCCGAACGAGGCGAAAGTTGTTCAGCAAACGCCTCAACTTCATCTTTAGGCGCTGGATTGTACTCTGGCGCTGTCTGCCGAGGCTTATTAGCCAAGGCTGATGCCCCATTTTCAAGCTGAATAGCCTTTGCAGCATTATTTGCCAGTTGGGCTTGAAGGTCTGCCGCTGTGTCATGATCGCCAATAGCAAATGCATCACGCAAACGAGCCTTAAGAATAGCCTCATCGCGCTTAGTATTTTCTAAAGCGGTCTTAATAAGGTGCAAATTAGTGTCTTGAACCTCATTTTCAGCCTGTAATGCCTTTTCAGAATACTCACGAGCGCGGCGTTCAGCCTCTATAGCCCGTAATTTCTGCTGTTCCAGCTCCATTCTAAGCTGTTTGATGCCATCATCAGGGGAAATTACTTCCCTATCGGCAAGTTTTTCCTCTTTAATCGGCTCATCTTCATGAGCAACAATGACTTCAGGTTCTTTTGACGGGATTTCTTCAAGTTCTAATTGAAAATCCAAGTCCTGATCATTGTTTTCATTAGGTTTTTTGATTTCATCACTCATTTTTTACCTACCAAACCATATCTGGATGCTGAATTGTGCCGCGAATGCTTGTATCATCCAGAATGCGACACGACATTCCGTTGATTGTTATCTGCCAACCATCTGATGGGCGGTGTACAACCCAATCACCTACGTTAATTTCAACGCCATCAAACCATTGGCCGCTGTCATCTACAAAAGCTGAAGGCCCAGTTTTTAATATCAATCCAACTTTTGATTGATATTTGTCATTTTCGCGGTTTGTTTCAGGAATATAAAGACCTTTTACAGTCTTTTCAGGCCGTACATATGTACCAACCAATACTTGATTGTTAAATAAAACTAATCCGCTTATGTCGCCGATCTCATCTAAGATATGCTGTTTGGGATCGACATCGTGTACCATAATCATGTAAGGCATAGCTTCTCCTCTTAGCCTCTATCATTGCCACGTTGAATATTCGACGTAGCTGTTTCGCATAGCTCTAAAGCCATTCGAAGTCCTGCAATCATTCCGACTTTATGTTTATAGTCAGAATGATCGACCACATTTCCGTGAGAGATCGTTAAAATGAGCGTTTGAATTTCGTCAGATATGAGCCGCTCTAGCTCTTGTGTGACTGACACATTAAAAGTCAACATATTCCACCCCTTCCTCTAAATGGTGGCATATTTTTAGATTGCTAGAGTGACTAGTTGAGAGAGGAAGCCTCAACCAGCCACTCCGCATTCACTCCCGGCGTGAGAGCGAATTAGTAATGGTCCTTGCCCTTAACAGGGGTTGCACCATAAGCCTTAATCTTTTGCAAACGACCTTCGCCGCCGCCTGCTCCGTCATGAATTGGATAAGTACGTCCGCCGCGTTTGCGAGCCTGTGAAGGCATTCCTTGAGGCATCTGCATAGGCATTGCCATAGGCATACCTTGTGGACCCTGTGGAGGCATTCCCTGTGGCGGAGGAACTGGCATTGGCTGCCCTTGTGGGCGAGGAGGCATTGGAGGCATACCGCCCATTGGAGGCTGACCATCCATATGACCGCGAGGAGGAGCAATCACAATATTGATATTGGTCTTACCCTTGCCTGCTTTACCGCCTGTAGCTCGAGCAATACGGCCACCCTTTGGAGGATTGCCCATTTTCTCGATCATATAGCGTCCCTTTTCCATAGCAGATCCGCCATCGGCTTTATTACCACGCCATCCTTTTAAAAGAGACTTAATGTTAGATGCTTCACGCCCACCAATTTTTTGACGGGATGT